CTGCCACAAATTGTAATTCTAATGTATCATTTGGTTTTATTCGTGTTACAAAACGACGAGGTACACGTTGAAAATTTAATAAATAATTAATTCCATCACTTCCTGAAGTAGGGTTGGATGTAGATAAAGGGATTGAATCTTGAGCTAAGTATGGAACCTCATACCATAAATTGCTATCACTATCTTTAACTTCTAATATTTGAAGAATATTAGAATCATTAATAGATATAGAATCAAATTTTTTAGGTGAAGTAAATGAAAAAGTTGCAGTTTTTACTTCTGCTGATATTACATCTACCTGTTTTTTTACTAAAAAGTAATTATTATCAACATAGCTTATAGTTGCAGATGCTGTATCTGAAAAGTCTATAGGAGCTGTAGTGAGAAATTTTTGACTATTTGAATTATTATTTATAATAGTATTTTCAGCTATTAAAAGAGAATAAGTAAAATCAGGTTTAACGTTACCTCCATCTAATATTGTTGGGATTAATTGATATACATCTAAAGTAGTAGTAGAAGCATATGATATTTTAGGACGATAACCAAATGAATAAGCTAAATTATATAAACTTTCTTTTTCTTTAGCTAAGTTTAAAAAGTTTTCTTGAATTTGAGAATCAATATAAAATGACGAAACATCACCAACATAGGATGCCATTTCAATAAACATACTGCCAGGAGAGGCATCTGAAAAGTCATTATAATTATCTGAAAAATATGTTTTAGCAAACTCTTGAAGTGATAATTTAAAATCACCAAAGGTTTTATTTATATATTTTATTTGTTTATCCTCAGCCATTATTGTAATTCAATTATAATATTATCTTGTTGTCCTGAAATGTTTAATCTATAATTTACATTAACACTAACTGTATTGTAATCAATATTAGGGGTTATCTCAATATCTAAAAGTGTAATTTCAGGAATATACATATTTACACTTGAAATTATTTGATTTTGAATCCTTGGATATAGATCTTCAGTTAAAGGTTCAAATAATAATCGAGATAAATCAGCCCCAAATTCAGGATTTTCTATTCTTTCCCCCTTATAAGTTAGTAAAAGATTAATCAGATTTGATTTGATTTGATCTTTAGTTGAATATGTTTTATTAAATACACCCCCAGCATTAAAAGGAAGACTAATTCCTATTGCTCTATTTTTATCTAAATCTCTAGGATCTATTCTTATTACTTGAGGTATAGGCATGTTTATTCGTTATATTGTCTCATTGCTGCTATATCTTGAGGAGTCATACTAGAAGCAGTTTCTGCTATAATATCTAAATATGGATTACCGGTTGATTGAGCTTTAGGTTGGGGTGGAAGAGTTAAACCCATATTAGTAGCTAGATTTTGTCTATATGCTACCATATCAATATCTTGAGTTGTAAAACTCATTGTTCTGTTTTCTTGTATTGGAGTAGGTTTAACCTGTGATAATTCTTCTCTTAGAACTTCACGCACAGCTTCTTTAATAAGTTTTTTAAATACGTCTACTTTCATGATTATAAATATTAAGCTACGAGACCCTTTCGGTCTATTTGTAATTTTAATTCTTCAATTAATACATCAGGTGATAAAGTAAATGAAGATGTACTTTTTAAAATATCATTTCCATCTCTATTAACAGCTGTTGCATATTTACGTTTATTTCCTTTAACAACAAATTTAGAATCATTTTCTTCTTTGATAAAAAATTTAAATCCTTTATAATCATACCCCTGTAAATACCCCAATTGAGGTCCTAAACTTTGAATTTGACTTGCTGTTAAGTTATTTAAACCTGAATCTAGTAATCCTTCTATAGGTAATAGTCTACTTTCTTGATAATCTAAATCATCTAATAATTTAGAAACTATTTTATTAGATATACGTAATAGTATAGATGCAGCAAGTTTTATATCATCTAATGTTTTAGTTTTAGAATCTATAGTATTAATAGTACCTAAAGGAACACCAACTCCTGGAGGAACAGCTGAAGGGATAGGGTTAGATTTAAATAAACCTAATATAATATCTAATAATGGAATTAATATTTCTAGTATTGATAATATAGTTTGAATTGTTTCTAATCTTTGTCTATTTGTATTTATTATTAGTTTAGCTCTATTAACATATAATTTAGCTTTTTGAATATCTTTTTCTGTTTTTATATTTTTTATAAATAAATTTACTTTATCTACTAAATTTTCTATCTTTTTATTACCTATAGATACAGTACCTAATAAATAATCAGCTAAAACACCAACAACAGTAATAACACTAGATGAAGAAACTTTAATTTTACTTCCATTTCTAATATCATTTCGTTTTGCTTCTATAGTATCTTGTGTTGATTTATAGACTGCTTCAACTTCTTGTAACTCTTGAGGTAAATAACCTTTTAATTTATTTTCTAATTCAGTCCTTTTTGATATAATGTTATCTTGAATTGCTTTTTGTTCAGCCTCAAATGCTTTTTTAACTAGATTTTGTTCTTGTTGATTAACATCATCAGTATTATTATTTCTAATAGCAGTAGCAGCAACAGTAGCAGCAGTAACTCCAACAGCAATTGCTGCTTCAGTTGATATATTACCAAATGATTTTATTTTTTCTTCATAATCTTTAGCTGATTGTTCTAATTGCTTACCTAAATCTTCAATTTCAGTTTTTAATTTTTCAAAAGATTGTTTTTTTGCCTCAATAAAACCTTCAGCTTTACCTTTTAAAAAATTTTTAGCATTTTCAGCTATATTACCTTTACCTAATTCGGCAACACTAGATACGTCTTCTGTAGTAATCATTATGCTGTATAGGATTTAGTAGATTTTAATTTATTAAGATTATTAGTAACTGTAGTTATATCTTCTAAAGCTGTATATAATGATTTAGCAGCTATTGTAACATCAGTTAATGGGGTGCCTGCAGGGGTAGTCTCTACTGTTTTTAAAGAAGTACAAAAGGATTTTAATTCTTTTATTAATGTTGATAACATGTTAATTGTTTGAGTACCTAATAATATAGGTTCAACAGCGGCAGAACCTGAATCAGTTAATCCTAAATTAATTTTAGGTGCATCTAAAATAATATCAACATCAGAATTTAAATAAATATTACTAGTTGAAGATAAACCTATTCCTTTTCCATAAATTAATACTTCATCCTTTTTAGCATTTAAAACAATTCTATCACCAGATAATATGGCTTGAGAAGAATTAAAATAAGAATCAGGTTTAATAGGATTAAATAAAAGATTATAAGAAAAACTTCTAGTTTTAATTGGAACTTTTTGTGTTGAAGTAAGATATAATGATGAATTATCATTGTTTACATTTTCAACATATGGTTTTAATGAACCAGAATCAAAGTTATGTCCATTAGTTAATAAAGTAATAGGATCTCCATTAGTTCCTGTTAAACTCCAAAAATTTTCTTTATTATTAAATTTTGTTGTACTTGTAAATCGTAAAGAATTACCTGTTCTTCCTTCAAATATACTGTCCCCTTCAAAAGGTAATAATGACTTTATATTTGAGTTTTCAGTAAAAGTTTTACCTAAATTCTCATCCTCAAGAAGTTGAGCATTATGTTGATTATTATTCCATAAATTTAAAACACTCAAGTAATATTTTTGAGTTTTTCTAGAATTATCTTGGGTTTCAGGGGAAGGAAGATCAAATAATAAAACTAATTCTCCCTTTAATGGAAGGTATTTTTGATTAGGTAAAAAGGGAATAGCAGTATTTAATTTTGCTAAATTGATATTAGATGTATTTTTATTAGTTGGGTAATTAATATAATATACAGTACCTATCCCTCCCCATTCTCCATCACGATTAAATAATTCATTGCTAGGAGTATTTTCATCCATAACAATACCCATCACCTTTCCTATTTTAAAAGGAGAATTTGATGCTATTTTACTATTAGATAATTGTGAAGTTAAAGAACCCCCAATACTATATCTAGTGGTTCTAGTTGACATTAGTTTCTATAGGTTTAACTACTTCTTCACTGATTTTTTGTACTTCACCTCTTAACTGTTCTAATTCAGATTCACTTAAAAAATCTCCATCTCCATTACCTCCAGAATTAGCCATAGCACGTTGTACAATACCTGCCATTTTGATTAATGAATCATCATTTTTAACAGAAACATCAAGATATTCTTTAATTAGTGGGACAACCATTAAAGCCGATTGAGTATCGGCTACTAAAGGTTTAAGACTGGTGATTAAGTCTTTTATTTGTTTTTCCTTTTCTCGTGAATTATCGTATATATTTTTTAAAAGATCGGAAAACGATTTATTTCCAAATATTTTTTGTTCAAAATCCATAATATTTATTTTATTATAAATATATTTTTTTAGATTTTTACAAAACCTGTTTCGTAATATTCATTATATAAATTATAATACACTTTTTTTAATACTTTTATTACTTTAGTTATTTGAAAAGTATCAACATCAATCATTTCACGAATATAGATATAAATTGCTTTTTTATTAAATATTTCTAAATTTTCTCTTTTACGAAATAATTCTAAAATAACATCAGCTGTTCTTTGATCTTGAATTCTTGGGAAGAATTTTTCAAGATAAACATCCATATAACGAACAAAGTAAGAAATAAAATCATTTAAATCAGCGTCATTATTAGATTCACGAACTAAATCCTCAACTATAATTTTATCTTCATCTACTTCTTCTAAAGTGCCTTTACCTTTAATTTTTTTATAATTTTTTTCATTATAAATAATTAGATAACGTTTAGCAATTGTCCCAAAATAAGAATAAGCTTTACCTTTAGATTGATCATATAAATGAAGTTTTTCTAAAAGAAAAGCTACTACCTCATGTTTCAACTCATTAATAGTATCAACATCAGTATAATAGAATTTAAATGTATGAATTATATTTTCTGCTAATTTATGAAACGCATAATCAATACGTTGATCAAATATATAATTACGATGATCTTGATTTTTAGAGGCTAAATATTCTATAATTGCTTCCTCAGTATCTGAGGTGAAATATAAAATTGATTTTTTAGGTTTACGTTTACGTATTGTTCCTTTTTTAGTTAAAAGAACTTCTTCTTCTGGTGGGGATATTAAATCCATATTAATTATTTCGAGTTTTAAAAGAATTCAATTGTATTTGAATTTCTTGTAATGTCTCAAAGAAAAAACCGATATCATCATCTGCTTTAAATGCTTGCGCAACTTCAGACTCCCCTATTTTTTTATTCGACAATTCTATAAGTTCAGAAATACTAGTAATATATTGATTCTGTTGATCAACAATTCTTTCTAATCTTTCTGTTTTTGAAAATAAATTATAGCAAGCATATACTGTACCTACTAATATTGTAATTAAAATATATAATACAATTTCCATATTAATTAAAGAATGTACTCATAATATCCTTCAAATCTGAATCTTCTGGAAGAGATATTTGAGTTTGTTTTGGTTTTGAAACTATTAATTTTGGTTTTTCAACTGGTGTTCCATTTAATTTATCTAACCACTCGCGTTCGAATTCAATACGAGCAGCCATCATATCAGCCTGGTGGATGATAATTGGTAAAGATGTTCTTAATTTAGTTTCTGGAGACCATGATAATAAATAAGGTTTATTTGACTCATCATATAAACCATCATGTAATTTGATAGCTAACCATTCATTCTTAGAAACCTCAATACCTAATTGAGCTAATAACCATAGACCACGATCCGGAACAGTCATATAATCCATCTGAGTATTGAAGGTGTAAATTTCACCTCGATTTTTTACATGCCATTCAGATGGATTTGGTAAAACGGCTTCATGTTCGAATGTTCCGAATTTGCCTAAATCATGATTTAAAGCAGAAAATACTACCTCTTCAGTAGTATATGTAGGTTTAACATCGAATTTCCTCCAAACCGAGTCTATCTCCAAACTAGCTGATACCACACGGTTAACATGTTCAATATATCCCCCAGGGAAACAATTGTGATATTGCGGTTTATGTGATGCAGGTAATAATATAAAGCGTTCTTCATACTTATTATAAAAATCAATTAACCGTTTTTGACGATCACCAGTGATATATTGTTCAATATAACCTAAAAATTGTTGCCAGTTTTCTAGCAATTGTTCTTCATTCAACATAACCTATTTATTTTAATTAAACGTACGTAGAAAACTCATCATGCTCTAAAGAAACAGTTGAGCGCAAATCCTCAATTTTTTCTTTCATGTCTGCTAATGTTTGTAGCACTGCTTGAAGGTTCTCACCTCGTGAAAGTTGAAAATCAATTGTACGGTTTAGATTTTCTAATTGATTTATTTTATTTAAAATTTGATCCTTATATCTCATATCTTAATACATTTATACGTATATACGCGTTTATTGTGATGTTTGGTCAACGTTTGCAAACGTTTGTAACGTTTCGCGTTCATTTTCCAATCGTTTGGGTTTCAAACCCCCAACGTTTAAATATACGTGGGAAATTTTCAACGCCAAATTATTTTTTAGATTTCTTTTTTGATTGTAATTTTTTGGATTCCGCAATCATTTCTTGCAAATCGATCGCTCTAAATGGAAATGAGAAATATTTTATTTTCTCAGCATTTTTTAAAATATCATCCTCTTGTGGATCGTCCGTAATATAAAGTGTAAATTCTGCTTTACC